TGTCCCCGCCATCTGGATGCACAAGCCAGAGCCGAATGGAAACGCATGTCCGCCGAATTGCGAGCATGTGGGCTGCTTACGTTGGTAGATCGTGCCGCATTCGCTGCCTATTGCCAATGCTGGTCTCGTTGGGTTACGGCAGAGCAAGGTATTGCCAAGCATGGCATGGTTGTCAAGGCCCCGTCAGGGTATCCAGTACAGAATCCCTATGTCGGGATTGCTAATACTGCATTAGACCAGCTACGCAAGTATTTAATTGAGTTCGGCATGACGCCTGCCGCCCGTAGCAAAGTCAATGCGCCGCACCAACCCAAGGAAGAGGACGAGTTCTCTTTTCTGGATACCATCCCGACCGAGAGCCATAGAACACAGTAATGGGTTATTTAGATACAGCAAATCAATACATTGACGGAGTGTTATCTGGTTCTATATTGGCGTGTAAGTATGTCAAGCAGTGTTACCAGCGCCACAGAAACGATTTGGAGAAATCCAAAGACCCCAATTACCTTTACCAGTTTGACTCCGTAAAGGCTGAGCGAGTCTGTCAGTTTCTTGAACTGTTGCCCCACGTTAAAGGTAAGTGGGCCGGTAAGAAGTTCATATTGGAGCCTTGGCAGGCTGCCTACACCATGGTTCTGTTCGGCTGGGTGCATAGGGATACTGGCTTCCGTCGTTTCCGATTCGCCTACATTGAACTACCCCGCAAGGACGGTAAGAGCCTTTGGGCTGCCGGTGTCAGCCTTTATTTCTTGTTAGCGGACGGGGAAGTCGGGGCGGAAGTCTACATCGGGTCAACCAACCTACAGCAGTCGTTCGAAGTCTTCAGACCAGCCAAGCAGATGGTTGAAAAGTTCACGGCATTGCAGCGGAGATTCGGAATAGAAGTAATGACCCAATCCCTTATCGTGCCATCAACGGGTTCTCGTATGCTGCCCATTATCAGCGTTGGCAAAGAGGGTAGCGCCCCGTCGCTATTTGTGGCGGACGAAATGCACCAATGGACGAGCGATGAGTTATACGATGCGCAGCAAACCGGCATGGGTTCCCGTCAGCAGCCGCTCGCATTAGTGATTACCACTGCCGGTGACAACATAGCCAGCCCATGCAAGATGATGCACGATGACGTTGACAAGATGCTCGCTGGGGTATTCGAGCGGGATAACTTGTTCGGGCTGATATACGGTCTCGACGATGACGACGATTGGACGACCGAGAAAGCCATCTATAAAGCTAACCCCAACGTGGGCGTGTCCGTAGACCTCGATTACCTGAAGTCGCAGCAACAGATTGCCTTGCAGAATTCAGGCAAGCGTAACCGCATCCTGACCCGACACTTTAACGTTTGGTGCAATGCGTCATCTAGCTGGATGTCGCTTCCCAAGTGGAGCGCCTGTGGTGATGCTGCCCTTATTCCCGACGCTTTCAAAGATTGTGTTTGCTGGATAGGTCTGGATTTGGCAGCCAAGATCGACATGGCGGCTGCTGTGAAACTCTTTCGGAAGGAAATAGACGGGCAGGCTCACTACTATATTTTTCCTCGATTCTATCTGCCGAGCGACCGCACCAATGACCCGAGCTGCCAGCATTACCAAAAGTGGGTGCATGATGGGCACCTGATAGCCACCCCCGGAAACGTAATTGACTATGCGACGATTCAAGACGATTTGAAAGATGACGCCAAAAAATACAAGGTACTGGAATTGGACTTTGACGAGTGGGGAGCCGAGTATCTTCGCCAACAGTTTCATGCCGAGACGAAGATAGCAACCGTTCAAGTGCCGCAAGCAGTGAAGCATCTATCCGACCCAGCCAAGGAGTTCGAGGCGTTGGTGATGTCAGGTCGATTGCATCACGATGCTAATCCCGTGATGACGTGGTGCGTAAGTAATGTAGTCGCAAAGTACGACAAACATGACAACCTCGTACTCGATAAAGATAAGCCGGAAAACAAGATTGATGGTGTAGACGCTACGCTTAACGCCCTCGCTCGTGCTCTTGCTGCCCCGCTGAAAGCCAAATGGTTCAAGCCGTTTCAACTGTAACTAAAAGTAGGTAATATGGGTCTTCGTTCATTCTTTAAGTTCCGCAACACCGAAAGCCGCTCTATTCTTGATAATCCCGCTATCTCTCTGGCATCCCCCGCCATTTGGCAATGGATCAATCAGGGCAACCCGTCCGCCTCCGGCGAGCTAATCAACGAAGTATCGGCGTTACAGATTACGACCGTATATGCCTGCGTCCGTGTTATCAGTGAGTCGATAGCCAGCCTTCCGCTCAAGCTGTATGAGAAGTTACCCAAGGGACGACAAGAGGCAGCCGACCAGAGCCTGTACAACCTGTTGGCGTTTGAACCCAACCCGGAAATGACGGCATTTACTTTCTTTGAGACGTTGACGGGCTGTCTCGCTCTTACTGGTAACTGCTATGCCCAGATCGTACGCAATGGCGCTAAGCAAATTACCGCCTTATATCCGCTGCACCCGTTACAGACTACTCCTGTTCGTCTTCCTGACGGTAAGTTAGCGTATACAACGAGCGACGGGGAACAACCGGGCAATCAGCGGATACTTGGTTCCGATGCCGTGCTGCATATACCACTGTTTGGGTGGGATGGTCTAAAGGGATTATCCCCGATACACCAAGCCCGTGAGGGTCTCGGACTGGCAAGAGCCGCCGAGAAGTTTGGAGCACGTTTCTTCGGCAACGGAGCGAAGCCTAGTGGCTTGCTCTGGCCAGACGGGGAAGTGGACGAGCAACAGGCACAAGGTGTTAAAGAGTCTTGGCAAGCAAGCAACGGCGGGGTCAACCAAAACAACATCGCAGTGATTCCGGGCAAATGGCATTACCAGCAGGTTGGTATCAGCCCAGAAGATAGCCAGTTCTTAGCAACCCGTAAATTTCAACGGGAAGATATTTGCGGCATGTTCCGTGTACCGCCTTCAATGGTTGGGGATGTCACCAAGCTATCAAATAACAATCATGAACAGCAAAGCCTAAGTTTCGTTACAGACACTCTGCGCCCTTATCTTTGCAGATTCGAGCAAGAGATCGTTCGCAAGTTGATGCCCGATACCGGGCGTAACTCTGGGAAGTATTTCGTTCAGTTTGACGTATCGGAACGGCTCCGAGGTGACTTTAAGACGAGCATGGAGGGTTATGCTGCTGGGCGTCAATGGGGCTGGTTTTCGGCTAATGATGTTCTGACAGACTTGGGAGAAAACCCAATTGGCGAAATCGGCGATATTTATATGTTCCCCGTCAATATGGGTAACGCCAAAAACCTGTTGAACCCACCACCCCCGCCAGTCGTAGTGCCAGCAGAGCAGCCGCAACAGGAACAGGAACCCTCCTCAGATGCACCCACGGAAGCCGAGCGGTCGTTGCTGTCCCGATATATGCCTGCCTATCTTCCGCTGTTCAGGGACGCTGTAGGACGCACCACAGCCCGAACCAAAAGGGATTTAGACGGGATTACGACCGTCTTTAGCAGCCTTTTAGATAGTCTTTCTGGTCTATTTACCGACGCAGCGAGAACCCAATTCAAGCTAACCGACGCATGGAAGCCGGACACGGACAAGCTCGTGCGGGAACATCTGCGGGGGATTGAGAAGCGGGCAGCCGATTGGACACCCGAACAGTCGGAACAAAGCACGGGCATTGAACTTAATAAGGCGGTTAGAGCCTTGCACATCAAGATTTTTCGAGACGCAGGGGCAGCCGTAGCAATCACCAATCTAGGAACAGAGGTAACACAGTAATGAAAAGAGAAATACGCTTTAGTAAATCGACAATAGAACTTCGGGAAGACACAGGCAAGGCTCCTGTGATTTCTGGTTACGCTGCGGTATTCGCTCCAGCACGGTCGGAAGACATGGGCGGGTGGGTAGAGCAGATCGACCCTCATGCTTTTGACGAAGCCGTTTCTGGTGATGTTCGGGGTTTGTATAACCATGACGCCAATATGATTCTTGGTCGTACCAAGTCAGGCACCATGCGTCTTAACCTAGATGCTCATGGGCTTCGGTATGAAATCGATGTCCCAGATACGCAAGTCGGTCGTGATCTTGTCACCAGTATGAAGCGGGGAGATATAGACGGAAGCTCGTTTGCTTTTGCCTGCAAGAAAGACGCTTGGGAGAATGACGACGCTAGCGGGGAAATGCTTCGCACAATCTTGAAGGCTGATTTATTCGACTGTTCGCCCGTGGTATATCCTGCCTACCCCGACGCCAGTTCGGCTGTTCGGTCGATGTTCCCAGACGGCGTTCCAGAAGTTCCAAAGCCAGACACACGAGCGGACAAGGATTGCCGCTGCGAGTGTGCATCCTGCCTAACCGGCGATTGCGAAGACTGTGACCCAGATAACTGCACGGATGAGAATTGCCGCTGCCACGAGCGAAGCCGTGTGTTATCGGACTCTGACCGTAACAGGTTAGCCATTCAGATTGAATTAAGGGCGCACGGGGTTCATAAGTAGGCCGTGTGCGGATTGTCCACCAGATCGGCAGCGAGTGCGATGTCTTAGTCTCTAAAGACGGTTCGATAGTGACCGTCCGTATCGTTGAGAAAGAAGGCGATACAGATATTACTATTGAGGGGATTCCCCGTCACATCTTGGATGCATTCATTACCACCGCTGGTGTGCTGTCAAATCTAACTGCGATGGATAAGCAGCCTAATTAGGTTATGCCTAAAACACTTCTAGCCATAATCTTTTGCAAGAAATATGCTGACCGTGTAAAGGCAATCCGAGACACATGGATACCCGATGCCATAGCCGCCGGATGGGACGTGCAAGTGTTCGACGGGGAACGGCTCAGCGTACCCGACGATTATGCATCATTACCGCTAAAAACCAAGGCTCTCTGCCAATATGCGGTTGATAACGGATATGACCATCTGGTCAAGATAGATGACGACACTTATATTTGTGTCCCGTTTTTTCAGCTTATACCATTTGACTATGCCGGAATTCGGATACCCGCCAATAACGGCGGGTCCAACATCCTGAGGATTCCGCCTTGCCAGTATGGGAAGTATCCCCACGACTATGCCAGTGGTGGTATTTACTGGCTTTCCCGTAAAGCTGCAACCATCATAGCTGAGACCCCGCACAACGGCGACTGGGCGGAAGACAGGTTTGTTGGCGATACTCTAGCAAGGCGGGGTATCAAATTGACAGTAATACCGCAATATATTTATGTTTACCCGTATACGCTGTCCTACTATCTCAAGCAGGGTTGGACGGTCCTAACTCAGATTCCAACTCCCAGAGACATCCTAGCCTGCCACAACCTACCTAAATAGATTCGGCGCAAATTTCCCTTGTCATGTGTTCTATAGACCGTAAGAAGCCGTACGCAAGAGCCTGAGCCTTTCCCCGTGAAATACCTTCAATGGTGAGCCCACCTTGCTGCTGAGAAGTCTCTGCACGTAGCAGTGTGACTGTCCCGCACAAATTAAATCCTACAGGGACATTCTATGACTATCAAAGAAATGAAGGACAAGAGAAACCAACTGCTCACGCAGGCTCAGGCTCTAGTTCGTAAAGCAGAAGTAACCGCAGAAGACCGCCAGTCCGCCGACCGTATGTTGGCTGAAGTCGATACCATCGAAGCCGACATCACTCGTGAAGAGCGGCTCGCAAAGTTTGACGCCGAGCAGCACAGCTCAGTAACCCCGCCTCGTCCTATCCCCGGTTCTGAAGTTACAGACACTCCGGAAAAGCGTACCGCCGCTGAAAAGCGTGCGTTCTCCAATTATGTCAAATACGGCGTTGTTGACTCCACCGTTATGCGCAGTGCGGCTCCCCTATCGGGCACGGAACTCCGTGACCTCGGCGTCGGCTCTGTAGCTGGCTCCATCACTGGTGGTTATCAGCTCGTGCCGCAGGCATTCTACCCGGTATTGGAAGACGCCCAGAAAGCATGGGGCGGACTGCTCAACATCGTCAATACCCGTGAGACAGACAACGGCGCACCAATGAAGATCGCTTTCACGAACGACACCGCAAACATGGTGACGGTCATTGGCGAAGACACTGGCGTTAGTGAGTCTGACCCATCAATCAGTGGCGTGCTGTCTAGCACGGATTTCCTGACCACGGGCGCTGTAAAGGTTTCGCTTGCTGAATTGCAGGACTCGGCTTTCGACATCGATGCGTTCATCCGTGACAGTTTCGGCAAGCGCTGGTTCCGTGGCGTCAACTACCTCGTAACCAATGGCTCCAGCTCTGGCAACGTTCAGTCCATCCTCGGTGCTGGCATCGTAGCCTCTCCGTACTCGTCCGCTGGCGTACAGTCCGCCACGACAGCTACGGTCGCCTATGGTGACATCGCCGGTCTATACGCTGCGCTTGACCCTGCGTACGAAGACAATGCTTCGTTTGTTTTCAACAGCAATACCCGTGGTTATCTGTTGAAGATCACAGATAGTCTCGGTCGTCCGCTGTTCATTCCGGCTCCTAATGCTGGTGCGTTTGACATGCTGCTCGGCAAGAAAGTCGTACTCAATCAGGCTATGCCTAATGTGGGTTCCGGCAATGTCGCTGTTCAGTATGGCGACTTCAAGGCTGGCTATATGTATCGCCCAGTAAAGCCGGGTCTGGCTATCTTCCGTCTGAACGAACTCTACATGGCATCTGGCATGGTCGGCTTTATCGGCTACGCCCGTGCGGGTGGGGTCATTATGGACGCCGGTACTCACCCAATCGTAGCGCTGACAGTGAAGTAAATAACCGAGGGTAACGACCCTCACTAAATACGAGGGGCGGATAGTTATCTGCCCCTCGTCTGTTAGAGCCTATGAAAATCAAGATTACTCAAAGTTTCTTTATGCAAGGTTATGCCCCGTTCGTACCGGGTGAACTACTCGACATTGATAACACGACCGCTCATGCCTTTATCAATTCAGGCTTTGCGGTATCGACCGAGAAGCCCGTACGGGAAACGGCAACCCACGGCAAGAGTCGTGAGAAGGCGGTCAAGAGTTAATGCCGCTTTCGATCAATCTCGTAACGCCGCCCGCAGTAGAGCCTGTGTCGTTGGCTACAGCCAAGACACATCTTCGCATCGATTATGACAACTCCGCAGAAGATGCCTTGATAACGGCTTTTATTGTAGCGGCTAGGCAGTACGCAGAGAAGATTACCCATCGTGCATTTTTTAACCAGACATGGACGCTTAATCTGGATTGCTTCCCGATCTACCCGTGGTGGTCAGGCACGATACAGGCGAGCAGCCCCCGCACGGACTGGTTAGCTCGCTACGGCATTTTACGGGGTCAGCAGATATTACTACCTAAACCGCATCTGGCGAGCATTACAAGTATCAAGTATGTCGATGTGACAGGGACGCAACAGACCCTATCCGATACGGGCTATTACGTGGACAACACGAGCGAACCTGCTCGGTTAGTCCCTATGCCCGGTTTGTGCTGGCCTGCGACACAGACGTATATGCCGGGTAGCGTTCAGATAACTTACCTGACGGGCTCTTATGGGGACGGGACGGAAGTTAACACCTGTCCGCAGACTGTGTGCATGGCAATCTTGCTTTTGGTTGCCCACTTCTATGCAAACCGTGAGGCAACGTCCGGAGCGAGCCTCAAAAATATCCCGCTTGGCGTTGAAGCCTTGTTGGATACGGTCAAGTTCAATTTCTGGGGCTACGAGAACAACTAATGATTACGGCAGGCAGGTTAAACAAGCGGGTAGCGTTTCAACGTCTGTCTTCAACGCCAGATAGTTTCGGGCAGCCTGTAAACACATACAGCACCTACTATACCGCTTTTGCGGAGATAGATGCTCTGCGGTCGCAGATGTTATACGACCCGTC